CAACTCGCACACTTCACACAACCTAGCCGCCTGCGCATTACGCGCAGCAGCCCGCGCAGCATCATGCGCAGCCCGCGCAGCAACCCGCGCAGCAGCCTCCGCAGCATCCTTCGCAGCAGCCCATGCAGCATCCCCCGCAGCATTCCCCGCAGCCTCCCACGCAGCAGCCCCCGCAGGAGCCCACACAGCCACCGCAGCGGCCCGTGCAGCAGCCCGCGCAACCTTTAGCTCTTTAGCGCTCGCTTGCCCATGCGCATGGCGCTCAGCTACATCGAGCGCAGCCAGTGAGCGAGCATCAATCATTAAGTGCTGCACCTGCCTAGCGCACCATACCGCATACAGGCGTAGCTCCTTATCGTGGCCTTCGACAGCGCGCAGGCACCAGAGCGCGTTTTCAAGCCCGTGGCTTGCGACTATGGCGCTGATCTTTATGTGGGCGTCGTCGGCGTACGTTTTGCTTAATCTTTCCAGTAGGCTGTCGTCGTCGGGTATATACTTTCTAATCTTATTTATCGTTATGTGCATTCTCCCCCCTAATGTTTTGGGTTAAGTTCGCATGAAACGACTCCGCACCATTTACAAAGCGGCGTTTGCGTAGGGTTCCATACGTTGTTGGCAAAGCTGGCGGCCAAGCGGGCCACGCGCTCTCTGTACTTCCACCACACTGACTCCGCTTCGTCCCGGTGCATCTTGGCGCGAACGATGCTGTTCTTGACCACAAACAACAGCGCACCGTTGACCTTCTTCACGTTGGGAAAGTGCGCGAACGTCATCAGCGCCATCAACTCAAGCTGATCGGTGTCGGGGTAGCGGTCGTTGCCAGTCTTATAGTCGAATACCCATGCCGTCATGTTCTCTTCGTCAACGATAAGCAAGTCGGCAACACCGCGCACCCAAACTTCCTTTGAAAAGAAATCGCATGGGCTGCCATCTTCCTTGACGCCCATCTTGTACTCGGCAATCTTTTGCCCGGTCTTTGCGTGCAGTGAGTCGAGGACAGGCTGAACAAACGCAAACTGTTCAGGCAGCGGCGTACCGTCGTTCGTGTAATCCTCACACGCTTTGTGTAGCTGCTCGCCATACAGGATCTGCTGAGTTTTCTCCTGCTTGACTTCCTTGAGGATGCGCACCCTATGGTAGCGGCGAGCGCACCCTTCGTAATCTTTCAATGCACTAAAAGACCAGACAATAGCGCTCATACAGTTTCCTTATTTAGCTTCGCCATATCTGGCACCTGCGCCAGAGTCCGCCGCGAGTGGTATATCCGGCATGTACGATGGCGGCTTCACCATCTGCGCGAAAACCCACTTCTCGGCCTCAACCACTTCACTCGTCGGGACCAAGACAACCGCCTCGTCATGCACAGTCAGAACACAGGGATACCTATTCTGTATCCGCAGCATCCCGTCCGTCATCACGCAGCGCGCAACCGCCTGCACGAAATTCTCAACCAACTTCGCGCCGTACAGCTTCTTCTTGTCCGGGCCATAGTGCCACTGCCGCCGCTGCTTGGCGTCAAGCTCAAACCCAAGCTCAGGATACCGCAGCGCCATGCCCGAGGGAAGCACAATCCGCTCTCGCTCGAACTTCAAGAACTTGTGTGTGTACTCTTTGCCACCATGCAGGCTGGCCAAAAGCAACTCGTCACACAGCCCCCACAACTCAACTACCGGCGAAGCAGCATCTCGGTAGCGCTCGATGATTCTCTTGGCGCACACGCTATGCAGGATGACTTCCTCATCGGTGCAGGTACGCGGTATGGCTAGCGCCCGCTCGACATTCGGCTCCCAAGACATGAACTTTGCAACGTCGGCTCCAGTAATCCCAAGCTGCTTGGCAAACTTCTTGTCGTATCGAACCGGCGGCGCTCCCATGAACCCGACGAGAAGCTGCGCCGCGAACGATGCCCACCCCAAATTGTATCCCGCACCAAGCAGCGCGGATTTTGCAGATTGGCGAAGTGCCCCATGCTCGTTCTTATTCAGCCCCGGCATGCCGAACATCTGCGCGCCGAACATAGCGTATGGGTCGCCGCCTGCCCGGAATATATCGAGCAGGTACTCATAGTCTGACAGCCACGCCAGCACGCGCGGCTCGATCTGCGAAAGGTCGACGACCACAACACTATAACCAAGCGGCGCCATGATCGCATTGCGCAGGAACGATCCTCGCTTCAGGTTCTGGAGGTTGATCCCCTGCCCCTTGGCAGCCTGCATGCGGCCGGTATGCGCGCCGTAATAGTGTAGTGGCACGGGCAGCGCCCCGCGTGTACTGATGTCAAAGAACCGTTGCGCCCTCGTGCGGGCTTGCGTTGACTTGACTGCTACCCGCGCCTCGCAGAGCAGCGCTACCTTCTCATTGTCGTGGTTCTCAAGCGCCTGAAACATCGCGTCGGTCTTGGCGAACGCAAACGCTTCCTTGCCGGTCGTCTTGCTTATCTTCGTCGGGGGCGCCACGCCCAGCAGGCGCAACAGGTCCGCAAACTTGTCATTGCTCGCAAGGTCTTTCTCTTCCACGCCAAGCGATACCAGCAGCTCCTTACGCTTTACTTCTTCATCATCTATGGCCTTACGCAGCATCGCCGTGTCAAGCTCAAGCTGCGGGTTAATGTACATCTTGACCACCATGTCAATGATGCGTAGCTCCTTGGTCGGGAACCCGCTCGGCCCAGCCAGCTCGTTCAGCCTGTCGTATACCTTCTCCAGCAGGAACACGTCATGCTTGCAATACTCGGCAAGCTCTGCCTCGATCTCCGGCGTCAACTCAGCCAGCCCATCGGTGCTATGAACTGCCTTACCTTTCGGCGGCAGGCCGAAGTCCTCAGCCAGCTTGGCCAGTCCATTGCCCCCCAGGGCGCCGCGCAGCGCTCGCGCCATGCTCAGCGTGTCGATGATGAATGCCGGCTTGTGCCCGTAGATCCACGCTAGAACGGCAACATCGAACATGGCATTGTGGGCCATGACTGCGGTACTGGACCAGTCAATCTTGGCGAGGTAAGCAGGCAGATCCTTGTGCGACACCCACTGGATTTCGTTCTCTTCGCCGTACCACTTGAAGCAGAACCCGAACGCCTTGAATCGCGGATCGCGGACGTACTCCTCCGTCGTCAGCTTGCTGAGCGTGTACTCCTTGCTGTCCCACCGTGTCTCAGCATCTACTAGCAGAATTCGCTTGAACGGCTTGGCCATTATTTTCTCTCCAGTTTTTCAAGTTCCACTACCAAGCGATCCAAGTACCAGCGCGCCTTGCGTACATCTTCCAGACGATTCTTCGACTCATAGCGCCAGAGATACTTGATGATGTTGGCCACGCATACCGCTTGAATGCCGGGCTTGTTTATCGTAGCCGCAGCCATCGCGTCGATGCACTCGACACCGCCGTTCTTATAGTGCTGCGGGTTGACTGGGTCGGGCGTTTTCAATTTCTTTCTCTCTCCGTAGTCTAAGTTTCTCTCGGTACTTGGCGCTTCGCTGCGCGTGAGTACGTGCTTTGCGCGGCTTGGGCATGTCCTGCTTGTCGCCGATCTTGTAGACCTTCAATACATACTGCCGATTTTTGTTCATGCGCCACCCGCAGATATGAATGGCCTTCGCCTTATATAAGCCGCGTGTGTAGCTGAGGATCGTGCAGTAGTGCAGCCCGGTCCGTTCTGCTAATTGCTCAAGCGTATGCTCGCCGATTAGCAAGTCCTTCACCAAAAGCCCAAACGACAATGCGTTAATTTTAATCTGCGCCACGCCCTCTCCTGTTTATACGCGCCCGTTCGTAGTGGCGTCGAGGTGTTTCATCATCGCGGTGAACTCGCGCCGGGATACCAGCTCTTTGTAGATCGAGAAGCTCCCGTTAGTGTGCGTCCAGGTCGCATCCCCAATGTCGCGGGACATTGACCGTTCAAGGACAGCGCCGTCCGACCGCAGCACGAAGATTGTACGCATTTCTTTGCCGCTCAAGTGCTGCACGATCTCATGCCGGTCAGTCTCATGGCAACCCCGCGCCGTGATCTTCGCCACTACGCGCACTCTGCGTCGAACTTAGCCCGCGTCAAGTCTGCTGCTAGTTGGCGCTTGGCCAGCGATTCAAGGACCAAGATGCGGCGCTCCATGCGCTCGATGTCATCGGACGCCTTGTACATCAGCATCGCATCCGTGCGGTTCAGATGAGGTGCGAGGGCGCGCAGTTTTTCGGGAATCGGTATGCTCGTTGCTTTCATTACGATCTCCACAGCAGGTATATGATTAAACTGTATAGGGCGACGAACAGCCCATACGTAACCACTGCGCTCAGCGCGACCAGCAGCGCCCCGACGCGCGTGTACTTAACGTCCGACTGCTCTTCTTGAATGTCATGGTTGTTCATTTTGCTTAGCCTCATGGTTTCGCAATGCTTCTTTTCCTTTATCAGTCAGGCGGTCCACAGCGACCAAGTTTCCGGCGCGGTGTATGGTTGTTCCACTTCCCAACAAACCGCGCGTACGAAGCGACCAATAGGTCATCCAACTTCCGCGCTTCGTATTGAACAGCTTGAACCCCCAGCCCTTATCAAACATGCGCAGCATGAAAACTTGGTGCGGTGACAGCTTGGTCATTACGCCATGCTCCATTCTTTAGCTTTTTCTAGCAGGAATATCGCGTCGGCGCGAGTAATGCGGCTTGATCGAACAAGTAACTCGCCCGCAGCGTCGTAGCCTACGAGCAAGCAATCGCTTAGGTTGTCGTTACGCGCAAACTCAAGCATGGATAGCAGCGCTTGCTCTGGCGTGAACGACGTGCTGGCCGGCAGCGCTATTACCTTGGCGTTGTTCATTTTAACTTTAGCGCATCGCTTATTAGGCGCAGCACATTGTCGATCATCTCGTCATATACGCCGGGGTCTGCCGCCTTAATGGCCTCCAACACTACCTGCGCTTCTCCCATGACCTGCACATCGTCATAGCTAAGGTCTATCAGCGTATCCGCCACCTGCGTAGCAACAGCGCTCACCGCGTCGTACAGCTTCGGGTCGGTGATGGTCATGTTGTTACTGATGGCGGTGGAGATAAGCACTTCGAGTTTTTCGTCGTCAATCATTCTTCATTACCCCATTGCTGTGGTTCATTACCCTGTTTCCCCAAGTTGCTTGCGCGCTCCACCTCCCCGCGCAGCACCCCCACTACCTCTTTCGCTTCTTCTATAGCAGCGTCGATTACCGCGCCTTCGGCCAAGCACGCACGAATGCGATCTTCTTCACGGCTGCATCCATCACCGCTATCGTTCCACTCAATTGACCGCAGGGCTTCCGAAACAAGAAGAAGATGCTTTCGGAACGCTTTTCTCAATACAGTGTTGGTCTTAAATTCAGCGTACTCAACTTTGCTGTATAGGTAATCCATACTTCCGCCGCTCATTTCTGTTTCTCCTCGTGGTTGGTCAGTGCTCGGCTCAGAGCGTCGATCTCGACCATATCGAGGACATCCGCGATATGGTTTGCCTCGTGGTCGGCCGACACGATCATTCTGTTTTCTCCGTTTAGGTAATCCATACTTCCGCCGCTCATTTCTGTTTCTCCACTTTCCCGCCGTATAGCGGTTGCCAAACAATGCCATCAAAATTATTCGTTCGTGAAACCCGATCCGGCGCATACCCGACCCACTCAATCTCTCCCTTTTTCAAATAGCTTTCGTAACCACAGCGCCAAACCACCGGTCCCACTTCGGGCTGCGCAAGGGCTGCGCGCAGGGCTTCCAAAACATCAACAATGCCCGCTAGGTGCACGATGTCGTCGCGCTCCGAGTAGCGGTTCAACAAGTCGAGCGCTTGCCGCATCACGTCTCTATCGGTCATTTTTGATTCTCCAGTTTGATCGCCCGGATAGCCGCCGAGCAGTGTGACGCCCACGCATCACAGAATTGCGCGCACTCCTCCCGCACCGCCTCAGCGACTGCGAGTGAATGGGCGCGGAGTTGTTCGGCGCTGTGGGTCCACACATCAGGCGGGTTTTCATCATCGCGGTGGGTGTCCGGATCCGGCAACGGCGGCAATTTGATAGTGGTCATTTCTGTTTCTCCTTTGGTGAATCCGGTAGCGGCGTCCACCATGCACAATCCGGGTCCAGCGGCCCCCGGGTATCTCGTAACGCGCCATCGTAAGCGTAGCCAACCGCGTAGCCCACGTCCTCGCTGAACAGCAGCACAGCCCGGTCCTCTGGCGGCATCTGCTCGCTACAGTGGGTCCAGAGCGGTTCCGCGCTCGGCTTCGCAAGGGCTTCGCGCACGTTGTCAATCGCCGCCTTATACGCCATCACCATATGATGCGGCCGGCCATC